CAAGTTTCTGGAACACCTGGAACAGAGGACATCTCAGTGATAGAGGGTCGCTACGTGACAGTTGTTTCTGACAACGCAAACATTTATGGAGAGTTGATTGGTACCTCTACTGGACTTCCTAACATGTCTTTTGAACTGGGAGAGACCCCGTCTGTAGACGAAACAACAGAACTCTATGTACAGGATGGGGACGTCTACTCCAAGTGGTCACAGGTTCAACACCTCCTAGATAACGGACCTACTGATCTGGTGTACCAACTAAACACAGATGCCAATAACAATGTATTCATTACATTTGGAGATGGTGTATCAGGTGTTATCCCAACTATTCATTCAGAAATTCGTGCCAACTACATGGTAGGTGGTGGATTGATCGGTAATGTTATAAGTGACACATTAGTAGATATTGTCTATGTACCTGGGTTGTCTACAAATGAAACCACCGCTTTGCAATCTATAATTACTGTAACCAACGCTAACTCAGCAATTGGTGGATCAGATCCTGAAACAACTAATCAAATTCGTGTTTCTGCTCCTGCTGCGTTGCGAGCATCAAACCGTGCTGTAACACTTCGAGATTACGCAGACCTTGCACTCTCTGTTAGCGGTGTAGGTAAGGTCAATGCCTCTTCTGAAATTTGGACCTCCGTGACTGTGTACCTCGCACCAAGTAGAAGCAGCGTTGACCCAGATAGTGCACCTGGATTAGATGATGCAGGTGATCCAACTCTTGAATATGATCGCTTAAAAGAAGACGTTGAAACTTTTTTATCAGATAAAATTCTTCTTGGAACAACTGTAACGATTCAACCACCTACCTATGTAGATCTAATAATCACTTTGCAATACGCAAAATTAGACCAGTACACAACGGCAGAAATTGAACTCGCATTAAAACAGGCTCTTCTAACTTCTTTTGGTTACAACGGGATGAATTTCCAAGACACAATCTACCCTCAAGACGTAGAGTTTGCACTTAACCAAGTTCCTGGAGTAAAGACAGTGAAAGTTACAAGTCTTCATATTGAAGGGGACACGGGCTTAAAGACAGTTATTGGAGCAGCAGATGAAATTTTCCGATTCCAAGAGGATAACATAAGTATTGGAACTATCTAATGGACTCGATCAAACGTCTCTACGGTGTGTATAGGGGAATTGTAAAAGACATTAGAGACCCTCAAGAACAACGTCGATTAAAAGTTCAAGTTCAAACTACAGGTGTTGAAGTCACCGACTGGGTTTGGCCTATGGAACCCTCTAGCATTCACACTCAGGTCCCTGTTATTGGGCAAGGTGTCTGGGTAACCTATCTAGGTGGAGACCCTGAATACCCTGTGTGGTTTGGGGCTTTTGGCAGGAACCAAGGTAACAACAAAGTTATATTTGTAAAACCCTTGGATAACTCAATAGTTGTTACTTCTCTAACTCCGTATTTAAAAATAAATGATATGTCTGACGGAACTAAGGAAGTTGACCTTACTGACACTCTCCTATTAATGGCAAACAAACTTAAAAATCACGAAGAACGCATTACATCTTTAGAGCAGCAGATGCCTGGGAAAGCAAACATTACCCACAGCCATGGGGTTTAGCAAGTAATTAGAGGGCAAACCAGAGAAAATAGACTGACAAGTCTGGAAGGAAGTACAGCGTGACAGCATCATACCCCGCAGCAGTGAAGTCTTTTGTTACAAAAGTTGACTTTGCCGACACCGTTCTTGCCGAACACGTAAACAGTCTTCAAGAAGAAGTAAACGCTATTCAAGCCAACCTTGGAACCTCTATAAAAACTGGTTCTGGATGGGTAGGTACTTTTGACCAAGTTACTAGTTCTTGGGATACCCTTAAAGATCGTCTTGCAAACATTGAGTTTGGACTTGCTGACGTCTACGGTGACTACGTATCTATAGTTGGTGGATCAACCATCACTTCAAGTGGGACCAGTGTTGTTGGGTTAACTATAAAAGCAACAACAAGTCAAACAGCAAATATTGCAACATTTAAAAATTCCAGTAACTCAGAAGTCAGTTATGTAAGCGCTAGTGGACATATCTTTACACGTTCTAAAGAACTTGTGCCAGTAATATATGCAAGCACCCAACCAACAGGATCATCTTTTGCTGCTGGAACTATATGGGTGGACTCTTCGGTGGATGTTGACATCTCTACACCTTCCGCTGCGGCGAGCACCTTCAATGAGACCTTTATGTTGATGGGGGCATGACATGGCAAAAGCATCGTATGTTTGGTCTGGTTCTGATTGGGTAGCGGTTGCATCTGCGGTCCCACAAACACATCAACGAGGAATTGCAACTGTAACAACTACAACCTATACACTAGGAGTAAATGACACTGGTAAGGCTTTACTTACTACTAATAGCAGTGCAGTAACAATCACCATTCCAGCAGATAGCACATACAACTTCTCTGTAGGACAAACTTTTGTAGTCTCACAAACTGGAACAGGTGCTGTAACTATTGCTGCGGCAGTTGGAGTAACTTTAAACTCTAAAAGTAGTTATGTAAACCTTTCTGGTCGATACGCGGAAGCACGATTAATAAAGACTGCTTCTAATGTATGGTTGCTTTCTGGCGACTTATCTTCTTAGGAGTTATTGACCTGTGGCTAAATATAGTAATTTTGTTTACGGAGGCGCCCTATACGGTGAGTCTCCAAAGTTGGCTTACTCTGTTGAGCCCATGTCTATTACTGTCCTTAATTTTAATCAAATTAAATTAACATGGTTATCTCCAAAAGGTGAGTTTACAAAGATTAAACTTGTAAGAAATCAATTTGGATTTCCAGAAGACTCAGAAGACGGTCTTGTAATTTGGGAAGAGTACGCAACAGAGGGAACAGTTAGTAGAACTTCTTTTGTAGACGGAGAAGATAACGAAAACCAAACACCTATCGTTAATGGTCGTCAGGTTTATTACGGAATGTTTTTATTTACTGATCAAAAAGTTTGGGTAAATGCAGGAAAAATAGAAGATTTGATGCCAATAAACCACGGTGTTCACAAAAGAATTATGGATATAATCCCTAAAGTATTCACTAGCGATATCCAAAGTCCATTAGGTGTTACAGATGCTTTATTTTCTGACATTGGGGGTGTAATCTACAACATAGATGATGACTCTATTGTTATAAAAGATAAAAATAATCAAAACGTTGTATACACCTATGGCAAGTACACACCAAGAGTCAGTATAGGTCAAACAGTACTACCAAACACTCTTCTTGCAACAAACTCTGATCTTGTTCTATTTTTAGATGGAATTGCTTTTACTTATGAGCAGTTTTTGTCGCAATTAGATATTCTAAGACCACAGCATTCTTCAGAGGGAATAGCGTTCTCAACTTTAATTCAAAACTTCTTTAGTCTGGGACTTGTTCCAGAACCAGCAATTCCAGTAAAAAATCAAAAACGACTTATTCGTGAAGCACTGTACCTGTACTCTCACAAAGGGATGGAAAGTGGAATAAGTTCTTACGCAGAGTCTCTTACTGGATTTGCTCCAACACTCTCTGTGTCAACTAACCTTCTGCTGTCAGTTCAAGACTCAACTTTTTACGACTCAATAGGTAACTGGACAGCAACTAACGCCACACTAACATCTAGTGATGAACAAGTTCCAGCACCTGGAACCAACGTCATTGATAACGTCTACACAGGTAAACTTGTTGCATCGGCATCTGGCGCTATGCAGTTAGGTAATACAGCGCCAATAACACGTGGAGTACCAGTGCTTCCAAGCACCGAGTACACAGTGTCTTGCAAACTTAAGTCACCTGCTAGCGCTGGCAACATCACTCTTTCTGTAAAGTTCTATGATAAGGACGCTACCATCACAGGTACTACACAGTCAGCAACAGCAGTGGCTGCAAACAACACTTGGAAGAGCGCCTCAAAAACTTTTACAACTCCAGCAGATGCAGCCTATGCAAGTATTCAAATCGCTTACAGTGCAGCAGGTACATACTACTTAGATCAAGTATGCCTTCAACTGGATGACACAGTTGATTATGATGAAGCAAGAGCGATTTCAGTGTTCCTCGATCCTGCAAAAACTAACTACATTAAGAATCCGTCCTTTGAAGTTGACAACTCTACTTGGACAACCACTGGTGCAACCTTTACCCAAAACGCTGCTGTCCCAACTGACGGTTATTCAGGTACTTACAGTGGGCAATTTGTTGTGGCTACCACAGGAAACATA